AAAGATTTATTCGTGTACCAGCTACAGAAGTTTGGAAAAGAAATTTTGTAAAACCATTGACAATGTAAGTTATATTTGATATATTGATTAAAATTAATTATAGAATGGAAATATTATGTTTATACACAAGTCGGTAGATATACCAGAAGTATCTACAAAAAACGTCAATCGAAAAAGATTTTATGTAACACCAGAAGGTGGATTATATCCATCTATCACTACAGTACTTTCTCTTAGAAAGAAACAAGGTCTTTCAGAATGGAGAAAAAGAGTTGGTGATGACGTTGCAAATTACATTGCAAGAACAGCTGCAAATCGTGGAACAAAAGTTCACCAGATGTGTGAGGATTTTCTAAACAATAAAGAAGTAACTAAAGACAATAGAGATTTTTTACCATATTGTTTATTCACACAAATCAAAGATGTTATCAAAACAAACATAAATAATATATATGCACAAGAATGTGGATTATGGAGTGATAAATATAAAGTTGCAGGCAGAGTAGATTGCATTGCAGAATACAACAACACTCCATCTATAATTGATTTTAAAACTTCCAAATCAGAAAGAAAAGATGATTGGAATCTAGAGTATTATATACAAGCATCTGCATATGCAGAAATGTTTGAAGAAAGAACTGGAACACCAATAGAACAAATTGTTATTCTTGTTGTTACAGAAGATGGTCATGTTCAAGAGTTTATTAGAAAGAAACATGAGTATTTACCTATGCTTGTTGAAGTAATTGATGAATTTATAATGCAATGGGAAAGAGAAGAAAATGAAAAAAATATTTCTAGTAACAACATTTCTGTTGCTCAGTACCTTTAGTGTAAACGCACAACAAACTAAAAGTCCTACTACTGGTTGGGTAATGAAACCAGCTCAATGTGGTAATGCAGATACAGTTATTCAAGGTTTAAAAGATTTTGGTGAAGATCCTTTTATTTGGATGGATGGACGTTCTATGACTACAGAGGGTATATTTCTAAATACCAGATTTGTTATATCAATGAATCCTAAAGACCTTACTTGGACAATAGTAGAATTTACTCAAAATAATAAATTTGCTTGTATACTAGGTAGTGGCAAAGGAACAATTAATTTAAATACAGAATTAAATAAGAAAAAAGGTATTGACTTATAATATTCTATATGATATAAATAAGGTACAGTTTGTTGATACGAATTGATATTTGGGTAGGACATGGGGGCAGTACCCATCGCCTCCACCATAGGCATACTAGATGATGACATATGAACTTGGGAGCCCAACTGTAATATGTAACCATACCTCTGTGTACACAATGGTTAACATCATCTGATTGTGAGGTAGAATCGGCTAGTATGTCTATGATGGGGGCGAAATAGGATCGACTAACAAATGAATATGAGAGTAGAACTGTCGCATGACCTCGTTATCGGTCAAAACAAATAAGTGCAAACGATAATTTTGCGCCTGTAGATTTCGCAATAGCTGCTTAATCGTACTGAGTTTTAGTGGTGTACTTGGAAACAGAAACACCACTACCATAGGGTCACTACTTAATAGGTGCGTGTGGAGTCATGGTTAACTCCATTTCAACAAAACACAACATGACAATAAAGGAGTCTTTGTGATGAATCTAGAAGAAGTCGTGAAAATGACACCAAAGAAATTTGCACTTCAGATTGAAGAAATAGTCAAATGTGGTGGTGTAACTTATATGGATGCTATTCTAGATTATTGCGAAAAGAATAATATGGAGCCAGATACAGTTGCTCCATTGATTTCTAAACCTCTGAAAGAGAAGTTAGAGGCAGATGCAAGGGAATTAAACTTTTTACCAAGAGTTGCAACATTACCTATTTAATTATGGAATCGTGGGAAGCCTATCAGATGTATCTAGGTCTTAAATTACACTTTACAAGTGACTATGATTACAAACGATATGGTGGTAAAACATCTGCCTCTAAATCATCTTTTTTGAAAAGAAAAGACAGGAATTTCTTTTCAAGGGTTGTAAGAAAATATGAGGGTAAAGAATTAGATTTTTTTCTATCTAACTTTATCAAACAACCGAAAGGTTACATTGGGGATTTTAAAGAAGAAAATTATATAGAGTGGTCTAAAAATCAACAATCGTTGACATATAACTTTATTAAAGATATGTCACATTTAGTTTCTCAAGAAAGTTTTGATAATATATTTAAGTGTGAGTCTGGTAAACATCCGACTCTTGTCAAATCTTATCTTGCAAAAAGAATTAGTCTAGAAACTATGGTGATACTACAAAGTTTAGTCAACTACATGAAACAGTTTGACAGAGATTTAAAACAAGACTTGATATGGCCAGACATAAGAAGAATGGTTACAAAATATAGTTCGTTTTTATCTTTTGACAAACAAAAATGCAAAATGAAACTTCTACAATTACTAAAGGAGATATGATCGTGGAAAAAGAAATGCACTCTAATAATAAAAGTAAACTTGTTAGAGAAAGAGATTTTTATCGTGCTAAGATGAATGAATTAAAAGGTAGGATAAAAACTCTGGAATATGATAATGCAGAATTAATTAAACGTGATCAAGTTTTATCTAAAAGAATGGAAGAGATAACTTCTTTGAGATCTTTTAAACAAAAAAGAAGGGTTAATTGAGGATTTATAATGGATAAATTATTTGTACTTGTAGTTTCATTGTGGGGTAATAATGGAACTGATTGGATATACATAGGTAATCAATATGTTTTAAATGATCCTATGACTATCGAAAAATGTAATGAAATGGCCAATTTGGATAATTGGTCTTGGTGGGAAAGTAATGAATACTACACAATACAATTAAACTGTGAAGAGGCGAAATAAAGTATGGTGACCGAAGAACAAGGAATAAATAACTTGACACCAAACGTAAAACTAGTGTCGTACTCGACACCCACAGAAGATTTTTCAGAGGAAGGATTAACAGATGTACAAGATCTCATTTCGTACTGTGCTCGTGTTTCCAATCCATCAAACCAATTTAACAAAACGACAGCGAAAAAACTTATCTTATATCTCATTAAACACAAACACTGGTCACCATTGGAGATGGCTAGCGCTTGCATAGAGATAGAAACAACAAGAGATATCGCACACCAAATTGTAAGACATAGAAGTTTCTCATTTCAAGAGTTTAGTCAAAGATATGCAAATCCAAATGATATGGGTGATGCATTTACTGTTCGTGAGTGTAGATTACAAGACAGTACTAATAGACAAAATTCTATAGAAATAGAAAATGATCCATCAATACAATTGGATCAATCAAAACAAGAACTCATAACTGAATGGCAACGCAGACAACATGGTATTATTAACCAATCTAAAGAAGTGTATGATTGGGCGATAAAAAATGGTATTGCAAAAGAACAAGCTCGTGTAGTATTACCAGAGGGTTTGACTAAGAGTAGAATACTTATGAATGGAACACTAAGATCATGGGTACACTACATAGAGTTAAGAACTGCAAATGGTACACAGAAAGAACATATGCAAGTTGCAGAAGGTTGTGCAATCGAAATTTCAAAAATATTTCCAATGATGGAGAATTTAAATGGAAAGAGATGAATACGCTAGACTTAGATTAAGTCTTAAAAAAATCAAAGAAGAAGTTTCACATATAGAACAAACTATAGAAGATATAAAAATTCGTAAGATAACAGAGGGATTGACTTATGCAGAATGGGCTGCAAGTCATGACAATCAACCATCTGTAGAAGATACACTAGAAAGAATTGGTACTAACCATGATGTTCAATCAGATAAATCAATCCAAGAAGCTCTTGTAGAACATGAAGAAGAACATTTTCAAAAGTTCGACAAATTGACTTATGAACAAGCAAAAGAGATTGGTATCAAGTTTACTGGTACATACGAAAATACCCCATCATTACACGAAAAAGATGACTAAAATATATTGACATTCAATCGTGTAAATGATATAAATAAAGTTATATATTATGAATCAAGTGACATATTTAAACATACGAAAACATATATTAACATAGGAGAATAATATGTCTATTTCAGCACTTAGAAACCAGAGTAGTCTGGACAAATTACTTGCACAAGTCCAAAAGGACGAAACCCCAACCACAGATAAAAAATCTTACGTAGATGAAAGACTTTGGAAACCACAAGTTGACAAAGCTGGAAATGGTTATGCAGTTATAAGATTTTTACCAGCGTCTAAGGATGAGGAAATGCCTTGGGTTCGTGTTTGGAATCATGCGTTTCAAGGGCCTACTGGTCAATGGTATATAGAGAACTCTCTTACTACTATTAATCAGAAAGATCCAGTTTCAGAGTATAACACACAGTTATGGAACTCTGGTGTTGAGAGTGATAAAGAAATCGCTCGTAAACAAAAACGCAAATTACAATACTACTCAAACATTTATGTAGTAAGTGATAGTGTAAATCCTAGTAATCAAGGTAAAGTATTTCTTTTCAGATATGGAAAGAAAATATTTGACAAACTTAGTGAAGCGATGCAGCCTGCATTTGAAGATGAAACTCCTATCAATCCATTTGATTTGTGGGAAGGTGCAAATTTCAAATTGAAAATTCGTAAGGTTGATGGTTATTGGAACTATGATAAATCAGAATTTGATAAACCATCTAAACTAAACGATAATGATGATGAGATGGAAAAGATCTGGAATACACAGTATTCATTAAAAGATTTTTCTGCACCATCTAATTTCAAATCTTATGATGAGTTGAAGACTCGTCTTGATGCTGTCCTTACAGGTTCTGTAACTACAGGTAAGTCTGCAGCTCAAATGGTTGAGGAAGATAGTACAGATTTTAAACCAACATTTAAATCTGAACCAGCTCCAGAAATTGCATCAACAAGTGAAGATGATGATGCAATGAACTATTTTGAGAAACTTGCTAACGAATAATTCGTTATCAAAACAAAATATAATGTGACAAAAAGTCAGAGATACTCTCTCTGACTTTTTTTTATTCATAAATAGTAATGAGATCTAGTAGGAGAGAGAATGGTAGATCCAGTTACAGCTATTGCGGCCGCAACGACAGCTTTCAATGCGATTAAAAAAGGTTTTCAGTTTGGAAGGGATGTAGAATCTATGTCAGGAGATCTTGGTCGTTGGATGGGCGCTGTTAGTGATATTGATAAAGCTGACCAATATGCTAAAAAACCACCATTGTTTAAAAAGCTATTTAATGCTGGATCAGTAGAAGAGGAGGCATTGAACGCTTTCATGGCGAAGAAAAAAGCTCAAGATATGAGAGATGAGTTGAAAAATATAATTGTTTTTTCAAGAGGCCCCAATGCATGGAATGAACTATTAAAAACTGAAGCAGATATAAGAGTGAAAAGACAACAAGCGATTTATGCACAACAAGAATTAAGAAGAAAAGTCGTTGAGATAATTGCAGTTGTAGTTGTATTAGGAGTCGCTATTGGTGCAATAGGTTTAGTGATCTATGCAGCTGGTGTAAGAAGAGGTCTTTGGTAA